ATGAGCTTAAAGACAATCAATTACCATTTTTTCACTTTCATTTTATAAAACTGAGAGCGAAACCATTGATTTTAAATTTCCCGGATGCAGGAACCCTCAAACCTGTCCTTTTTTCAGGTTTACATGCGATATAGTTTTGACATGAATCTAATAACATGGCAGATACGATAAGGCGTAATTACATGCTCAGGGAGTATGATATTAAAGAGACTCCCGCAGGGAAACAGGTTGTGTTTTCAATTCGGTTTATCAAGCTCAACGGTGAATCTGTTTTCCTTCCCCGGGCGGTTGCCAGCGGCCTGCCGTTCAATATGTCGGAAAACAGGATGCGCGGGGTGGTCGCAGTAGACAACAAAGGTGACAAGGTCGGTCATCCTTATCCGGTAAGCATTGACCTGGTCACAGAGTGGAATGGATTAAAAGTCATTTTATGATGCATGGAAACAATCTACAATAACGAGGGAATTCCTCTTATCAGCTTCGGAAGGGCAACATATATGTCAACAACCGGGGCACCGCCGGCACGTTTGATCAGCAATCCTCATGATGAAATTGACTGGGCAGTAACAGTTGATGATTTAAGGATTGCTCCCTGGGGCGATAATAATGATTTCCCGCAGCAGGCAGATCTGCTGATAGAGAAAACAGGGGTGCTGAATACAGGACTCAGGACCCTGAGAAACGTTATAATGGGACAGGGTATATATCCCTGTAATGTCACGGGCCTGGATGAAGAGGGTAATGAGAAACTGGAGCTTATCCAGGATAAAAGTGTTCTTGCCTTTTGTGGCAGTCGTATGGTCCGGAGATATTTCGAACGCGCCCTGAGGGATTATCTGAAGTTCGGCCGCTGCTTCCCGGAGCTGATACCTAATCAGGATGGATCTTCAATCGTTGGTATCAATACAATCAATGCTTATTACTGCAGGTTATCTGAGGCGAATATCAGGGGCGAGGTTGAGCACTGCATTGTTTCGGGCGACTGGCCCGATCAGCCCAAGCCCGGGTACAAAAAGATACCTGTACTTTCGGATTATGATCCTTATGAAGATCTTCAGTCCCGCCGCCTGGGCCGTTCCCTGGGGAAAAGCTCACTGATCTATCCGCTGACTGACAGCTGGAGCAACCGTGACTATTACTCGCATCCTATCTGGTGGAGTGCAAAGCTCGCCGGATGGATCGATATCGCTCACCAGATACCTCTTTTTATCAGGCGGATGTATGAAAACGCTATGGCCATCAAGTGGCATGTTAAGATCCCTTACGCATTCTGGGATAAGATGTTCCCTAAAGGCAACTATGAAGATGAAGCAGCGCGTAAAACTGCTATCAACAATTATCAGAACAAGATAGAGGAAAATCTCTGCAGCTCCGATAAAGCCGGGAAGGCTCTCTTTACCGGCTTTGAACTCGGACCGCAGGGGAAAGCTGAGGAGCAATGGGAGATCGACGAGCTTAAAATCGACATGACGGCTGCCGAAAAACTCGTGACATCTGCCGCAGCAAATTCGGAGATCCTTTTCACCCTGATGATCAATCCCAATCTGCTTGGAGCCGGTATGCCTGGTGGAACCTATGCCGGCAACCAGGGCGGAAGCAACATCAGAGAAGCCTTCCTCGTGAATATAGCAAATGCATGGATCGACCGTCAGAACCTGCTCGATCCTCTCGAATGCATGCTCAGATACAACGGAGTTACCGATGTCGAGCTCCGCTTCCGCAACACAATTTTAACCACGCTGGACACTGGTGCCGGCACTAAAAAAGTATTAAGCTGATGTTTTTCTCAATAGATGAAGATACGTTTCTCTGCCAGGTAAGAGAATTCATCCCTGCTTCGGTCGCTACCAGTAGGGAAAAAGTCTCGCCTTTTATAGATGCTGCAGAAAGAAAGTATATCCTCCCGATCTTAGGCAGGGAACTGTATGATGACCTCCACCTGCTCAGCACCGACAGCGATGCATGGAGCGGCAGCGGTGAAGATCGCGATAAGAGCACCGAGCTCCTCAGGCTGATCAGGATCTCGGAGATCAATCTCGCCTATTACCTTGGCTTCGATGTTCTGAACACGAGGATCTCCGATATAGGATTTCAAAGAGCAGATTCAGAAAGCTTCAAGGGGCTGTACAAATACCAGGAGCAGAACCTGAAAAATTACTTTCGTGATACCGGATATAATGGTATAGATGACATACTGCAGTACCTTGAGGATTACATCGCATACTTTCCGGAGTGGGAGGATTCTGCCAATTATACCAGTCGTAAGTCTGCTATCATTAAAGATTCGAAAGCCTTCAATGCTATTTGTAATATAAATGGGAGCCGTCTTATTTTCCTGGCCCTGCAGCCCTTTATCCAGCAGGTCATGGATATTGATATCAGGTCAGCCCTGGGAGAAACCATTTACGGTACTCTTCTTTCGCAGCTGGCAGGTGATGAACCTGATACGGCTTATACCGCACTTGCTGCCCAGATACAAAAACCGCTCGCCTTCCTGAGCGCAGCTCTCCTGGTAAAGAATACAGGTAAGCTTACGGAGAAAGGATTGTACTTTGAGTCTCAATCCGCTAACAATCCCGATAATATCTCCATGACTCCGGGAGGAGAAGCCAGCAGCAACTATGCGTATTACCGCTCTACCGGCGAGCAGTATCTCGAGACGCTTCGAAAATACCTCCGGGACAATTTTGAGGATTATCCTGGTATTACCGGATCTGTCTATTCACGCGATAACGACGACAAGAAAACCTTCTTTACATGATTGCCGTCGATGTTCAATACCGCCCGCTTGGTTTTCTTCCCGCTGCCAGGAAGAGTTTTTTTCTGCCTGTCCGGTGGAGTGAGCTCAGTGAGCAGCAGCTCGAAAATGTTTCCCTGGTGTTGAATCCGGATGTGAATGAAGATATTTTAATCAGCTTAATCCTTCGTATGAGCAGGTTATTCGCCCGTAGGCTCGACAGCTATCAGAAATTTTCGATTCTCAGGCAGTTAAAATATCTCCGGCAGAGCGACACATGTGACATGTTTATTATTACCAGGCTTTCCGGTCTCCATGCTCCGGAAAGATATCTCCGCAATGTGACCTTCGGCCAGTTTATCTTCGGCGATACCTACTGGCTCAGTTATATCGACGGGAGGAAGGAGGACCTCAATAATTTCCTGGCATGCTTCTACACTGCAGGGAAGTTTTCCGACAGCGACATTGAGAAGAATGCAGCGCTGATATCTCAGGAGAGCAGGAAAAAGCGCGAAGCGATAGCCTTTAATTACGGACTTATCCGTGAATGGCTCGCGAAGAGGTATAAATATGTATTTGAAAAGCAGACAAAGAAGAGAAAAAGAACCAGATCAAACGGCTGGGTTGGTGTTTTTGATGCAGTTGTCGGCGATGATATAATAAATGCCGATAAATATGCAGACACTCCTCTTTCCCAGGTCCTGCGATACATGGATAATAAGATAAAGGAACAAATCAAAAAGAACTGATATGGCCTCAAAGTTTGCCGACCTGGTCACATATTTTGAAAAGCTCGCGAAGGAACATACCGAGATCCGTCACTCAGAGAAATCGAAGCATTTCTTCCGCTTCGAGCTCGATGAAGTACTTGCAGGGCTTACCTATAAAATGAACTTCCCGGCTCTTATCCTTGAAGCCTATGACTTTGATTATTCTGATTCCCGGTCTGACAATGTCATCAAGCAGCGTAACGGGGCATTTATCATAATTGACAAAGTATCCGATTCCGGCGACTTCGCCAGGATCCATGAGGTGTGGGATAAATGCGAACAGATCGGCGAGGATATTTTAGTAAGGATGCGGCGCGATAAATCACTCCGCCAGGAACCCGTTCTCCGGGATTTTGATATCTCTCAGTCAGCGGGGATCCCTTTCGATGTTCGCGCCCTGGGACATTACGGGATGCGTTTTACATTTTCGCTTGGCAGCGCTGTTAATAACGAAGTAGATCCGACGCGATGGCTGACGTAGATCCTAAAAATATCAGTCTCGAGGAGTATAATAAGCGAGTAACAAGCTGGGGTACTCAGACCGGCCTTAAGATACGTGCCTCAATCCGGATGCTCACAAAGAAAGGGAAGGGAGATCTTTTAAAGTCCCTCAGGGCAAAAGCCTATAAGTTCTACGGAGAGGTCGACAGGCTGGCTTTTCGATTCGTCAGGCATGGAGTATTCTTTCATAAAGGAGTCGGAAGAGGCTATGCAATGAGTGGAGGAAAGGTTATCCGGGTAAGCGGATCAGCAAGCACGGCATACTGGAAGGAATATGCCAGGCAGAAAAACAGATCCTTTGAGCCGAAGGTGCTCCGGGCTGCAGCTATGCAAAGGAAGCCTGTTGAGTGGTTTAACCCGGTAATCAACGATAATATTGATCGTCTTGCAGATATGGTTGCAGAGATGCGCGCGGACGTCGCTGTTAATGCCACGAAAATATTGATAAAATAATGGCGAACGATAAGAAATACGACAGGCATATTAACATCTGGATCAACGGGAAGGAGGTCAAGAATGATCTTGCATCCATGGAAAAGGAACTCTATAAAATGAGGAAAGAGTGGAAGAGGATGGAGGTTGGAACTCAGGAGTGGCTTGACAAAGGCAACGAGATCAAGAAGCTGAAGGGCATTGTTGATGAACATAACGCCAGTATCCGTAAAACGCCCGGCCTCCTGGATAAGATAAAGGGATCCTTCGGCATGATAACAGGGGTAATTGCCGGAGCTGTCGCCGGTTTCGAATCCCTCCGGGGTATTATCGAGGCGACCGACAACCTCTCCGACAAGTTTAACGCTACCCTGGGCGGGATGAAGGAAGGCCTTATGTCTGTCAAACAGGCGATTGCTACAGGCGATCTGACCAACTTTTTCAAGAACCTGGCTGATGCTTACAGTGAAGGGAAGCGTTATGCCGAAACTCTTGATGCTATCGGTGACAGTGCACGGGCTCTAACCCTCGAGGAAAGTAAGATCGCAGACAGGATCCTCGAATTGAAGATCATCATGATGGATGCTACCAAAAGCCGGGAGGAACAGATCGCAGCTGGGGAGGAAACCGAAAGGCTGCAGGCCCAGCTGGCAGAAAAGAGGGTTACCCAGGCAAAGAAGAACCTTGAGAATGAAATGTCAAATGCCCGCCAGAGGAGCAAGCTTACCGACGAAGAGATACGGGGACTCCTCGACCAGGATGAAGCTTACATGAAACTCCTGGAGACCGGTCAGAAATATACTGAGTTGCAGAATAAGTTGAAGCTTATGCAGGCCGGCACTGTTACTCCTTATGGTACGGTAATATCCGCCAGCCAGGACGAGATAAAAAAGGTAGCCCAGGAAATTGAGAATATGGGCATGGTGGGGGAATACGCTTCGCGGGTATATGTTGGTTGGAGTAATATTGTCGAAGACCAGCGCGAAAAGCTGGTACAGTATGAAGTTGACGTTGCCGATGCTCGCAGATCTGCTACAGAAGATATTCTTCGCCAGATAACACGGCTTAATTCCGCCCGTGCTTCTGAAGCCGAACAGGCGAAAAAATCTGTAGAACAGATCCAGGCATATTATGAAAAATACGGACTGAATGAAGCAGAAGCCAGGGAACCGGGTGCTGCCTATAATCCGGAGGAATTCATGCGCCTGGAGGAAGAGGAGCTTCGCAGGAAAGCGAAGGAGCAGGAAGAAAAGGATAATGACAAAAAGGTTAAGGACGAAGAAAAGCGCCAGGAGGCTTATCTGAAAAGCCTCGATGAAGGTACTGAGGCAGCACGGAAGGAATGGGAGGAACGAAGGGCAAATGAAAAAGAGTCGCTCGACGAAATGCTCATGTACTACATGAATTATGCCGAGGCCGTTGGTGCTGAGCTTGGAAAGGCAATTGCAGAAGGAGATAACCTGCTAAAAGCAGCGGCAAAACAGATGCTGCTCTTTCTGATCGACGAGCTGGCAAAGAAGGCAAAAGTTTATGAGGCAGAAGCCATAATAAAAAACATTGTGGCATACGGGCCTATTGCTGGTACCATACGGGCCGCGGCAATTACCCTGGCAATTGAAACAGCCTTGGGTGCAGCCAGGGCTGTAGTGATGAAAAATCTCTGGACCGGTGGTTATACTGGATCCGGGGGTAAGTATGAGCCGAAAGGGATAGTACACGGTGGGGAATGGGTTGCATCCGCTGGTATGGTACAGAATCCCAGGACCGGTGCAATCATCGCTGCTCTCGAAAATGAGAGGCAGAGGACCAGAGGGTTTGCAGATGGAGGTTATGTCCCGGCGTCAACTTCACCTGCAGCCGGTCAGTCTGGTCAGGTGCTGCAGCCACAGGATCCCAGGCTCATAAGCCTGATGATTGGAATAGAACGCCTGCTCGCTAAGCTTGACAGCGAGGGGGTAAAAACAGTCTGGGGATATAACGACGTGCATAAGGTAAGAAAAGGACTAGAAAAGCTTGGAGGGATAGAGGATGCTGTAAGCCGCTAAACCTGTCCTTTTTTTGAAAGCTTACTACTAATAGTTTTGAATCGCTTAAAGTAAAATATAAAATCAGACAGCTATGAGTAAAGTGTTGGATAAGAATTATTACCCGGTTCCATTTGAGGGCGGCAGCTCCCTGGTTAAAACAGAGACCAGCGGAACCAGTACGATCGAGACTCATGAGTTCTACAATAAGGACGGCAAGGTGGTATTCTACTGGAAGCTGAAGAAAGACAGCAACGGTAACCTGACGGATTTCAGGCTGAAGGTTCCTGGCTCTCCGGCTACTGCCAGCGCGACTTATAAGAATTACGACAACATCACATAGTAGAGCTATGCGCGGACGAGTATCTTTAAATATAGGTAAGCCCCGGCTTACTCCTGATCCGATGCTGGGCAGTGCCTTCCGGGAGGGTGCAGAATCGTGGAGTACATACTGGGCGTCACATTTATTTGACGAAGCTGACCTTAATTTTAGAACAAAGTCAAGAAGTGAACTATCTCTTGTAGATGATTTCGGGAGTAATGCATCAATATTACTGCCCTGTATTGCCGCACGCACAATTAGTGCGGGTAATAATGACCCCAGTGCAACGAGCAGTATTTCTATTGTGGCAAATACAATCTGGGTAGTAAGAATGAGAGGTAAGGCCGGGCCGTATGGGAATCTTTGCAGTACAGATGGGGCATTGGGCATAAGAGATGCCTATTCTGGTGGCGTTAAATATAGTTTCCTGTGGGGCGACAAAAAAACGGCGGTTGATAATATTACAGATGTCGCCTGGGATAATGTTAATATTAAAGTATTTATCATTTACGCCGGCAAGTTCTGGATATTGCCAGGGGACACAGACATGAGTGATGCGTCATTAACAAATATCATCAATAACACCACTCCGACAAAAACGGTTACAGGCACGTTAACACCGGATAATAGTAAGTTATATTACGTCAGAATACCGTCGCTGGCAACCACATACGAAGCCGATTGGTATAAATCATTTATCGGAACCGTAACCGATGGAGTTATTACCTGGCAGGCGAAGCATATTTTTAACAATAAATATTATGTGTACGACCTGCTTGGTAATGACCACATCCCCTTTGTGACAAACCTAAACTATCCTGCGATACTTTATACAGCAGAAGGCGATAGGACTACTTTAGATATAGGACATACACGCTGTATAAAATCTGGAGAAAAACCCTTCTCCTTACCATATATTAACGGAGAACCTGATTTAGCAGCTCCTTTATTCTCCGGTTTTGTACGAATAACAGATAACCCGGCGATTGCCACAAAACATAATTATGCCGACAGCCTTATAGAATTTCAGGGGGATCTGTGGGACAGATCAAACACAGATATTTATGAGGACTTAGCGAGGGCGGCTACGACATATTATGATGTGTTAAATCCAAAGAGATGGCATCCCTCAGAGTTGAATAGATTGCAGATTAACGATTGGCTAAAGTCTGATTATAGGGGGATGTGGTTTCCTAAGATATTACCAAATTCAGTTGATGAGGAAGAATGCTTGAGTATCGACGAGATATTTTCTTATTCGACAAATAAAATTGGTACTGACTTTAATAAGGTACTGCTCTATTGCAATGATTATGATTTAATTATGATCTGATGGCTACGAAAGTAATATATTTGCTCGATCCTTACAACGATGTAATAAAAGTTAACACCTTATCTGATAGCGTTTTTAGGCTTAATCTTAATAAGTCAATAATTTACACACAAAAGGAATTATTTGATGCAATAATTGCTGTTGCAAAATTAAATGTATCCGAGGACGAAGTAACGAGAATTTTCAGATTTGCTTCTTTACATCAGAATAATATTAAAAATCTTCGTCATGCTACGGTAAATGCTTGTAATCTTTTGCAATGGCACAACTCTTATTGTGACAATATCTGTGGGGACATAGCTCATATAATTTGGGCAATTTTCTACCACTTCATCGGTAATAATCAGGGTACAATAGGTGGAGGGGATATAAATGGTAGCCATGTCTGGAATAGTTTCTCGCCGGGGTATGACGGCTGTGCTGATAATATCAACAAGATACCTTTTTATAAAGGGGAATATGAGCCTGCTAATTTTACTGACCTGGAAGAAGATGAGGCCTTATATAGCGAGCCACTTAAGAAATTAGGGGCATGGCATTATACAAAAACCAACTATACAAGTTACGTTACTAATTCGCAACCAGGGGCAATGTCGGAAGATTATCTTTCCACGATTGATAACGTATATATGAGAATGCCGGGTGGATGTTCTTTTGTATTCCCCGTAAAGTCTTCTAATATACCAAAATGTGAAGATGGTACTGATATTGGGGTTTACGCTAATCTTATTCTAACAATCCCAACAGGGGTAACAGGTAGCGTTGAGATGCCGTTTAATTTGCTTCAGATCACCGGAACTGGAATCGTGGTTTTGGATGGAGTTACTTATGATCTGCCGGATGATGAAGCAGCTCTGAAAACAGCCTGTCAGACTACTAAGTATGAAGATGAGAAATGGTTGCACTCATTTAGCGTAGTAACGAATACCGGTGGTCTTGAAGTTGAGTTTTTAGTTAATTATTGCAGAGTACTGTTGTTTAAAAAAAATATTATTGATTACGAAATTTCATCCGGGGCAATAACATTTGAGAGGGCAAAAACATTGATACCAGTACCGACTCATATATTAGCTGTAAATAAACAGGATAGCGGCAAATGGACATTAGATTTTAAAACTTATTTCGCGAAGAATAAAAGTTTTAAAGTCCCGCTGCAAATCACCGGGTGGGGACTCAGAGGTATATATTTTCTCCCAAATACACAGGGAAAATATGCACAAACCAGATGGTTCCAAAACGTTGACGTAAATACGGTAACTGCGATAGATGCGGGAATAGCAGTAATTGATAAATGTTGGTCTGCAAAACTCATGCCCCGTGATGATTCTTTTGCTTCAACGCTCGAACTTTCGTTTACCGCCATTGATGACAGCGATACTTATTACACTACTGATGGTACAACCCCTGATGCGACAAAGACAAAATATACTGAGCCGTTTACGATCTCTGTAACGACAACGGTTAAGTGGATCAATATAAAAGAGGGCTATGCAGATAGCCATGTAAACTCAAGGGTAATAACGAAAAGTTAGTGACTTACGGATAACGACACCACAAAAACAATGATACTGATTTACACCATATTATTCATCCTCATTCAGCCGGTTTTTGAAGCGGTTCAAAACGCTTTCAAGCCCGGATGGTCTTCTATCGTAAGAATAATTAATCCGGCTATCAGGATTATAATCGGGGCGATATGGTTTTTCACTTGCACCTCTCCGACAATCTACTATGTGCCGACCTGGCAGCTGATAGTTGGATATATCCTTGTGTGCTTCGCCCTTTATGATAGTATCTGGAATCTCACCTCTATCATCTGCGGAAAAAAGATTTCAATCTGGTATTACGGTGACACAAAGACATACGACCTGGTGATGGCAGAGCTCGACACGTTTGGCTGGATGATGAAGGCCGTAAGTATATTGGTTGGAGGATCTATGTTATTAGGATGGTCGGCATGAAGGAAGTCAGGATGAAACGGGACAACACTGGTTACGAAGAGGGTTACTTTCTGACTCTCGATCAGGTTTATGATCTTGTGGTGGAGGTTGGCCAGGCTGATGCAGACGGATTGCTGAATAAAAAAAAGTTTATTGAAGAATACTTAAACAAAAGATAACTAAGCGATGACTCTGACTACTATATCAATACTTGCCGAAGGATCTGTTGTCATCCCCGTATGGGTAATATCCATTTTTGTTACAGTGCTGGTTTCGTTGCTGACCACCTGGGGAATCCTTACAGCCACAAAGGCCAATCTCGAGGTAAGGGCAAAACGTAACGAAGATGACATTCAAAAACTCCAGAATGAAAAAGTCAATAAGACAGAGTTCAGAATGATCTGCGAGTCACTTAATCGTATTGAGAACAAACTTGACCAGCATATAAATGAGGAGTGATGATTACAAGGAGTAAATATTTCCACATCAGAGAACTGGTCTGTCCTCATGTCTTTCAAAAATTTAGAGAGAGGTCCTGGCAGTTTATTGATTCCCGGCTTATCTACAACCTTGATACGATCCGGGAAAGACTAAACAAGCCTGTTTATGTCAACATTGGAGATCTCACGCAAAGGGGATTGAGGTGCAACCTTTGTTCCCTGGTTAAGGAAAAGGAAGATGTGTACATGTCCGCTCATGTACTGGGCAAGGCTGTTGATTTTAATGTGAGGGGTATTGAGGCTGACATAGTGAGATTGTGGATTGCAAAGAATGGTCATCTGCTTCCCTATTCTGTGAGAATTGAAAGCGGTGTGACCTGGGTCCATATGGATGTTTATGAAACGAACACAGATCAAAAAGTATATTTCTTCAAACCGTAACGCGATGAAAGAGTTGCCCTGGATAATGAAAATAAACTTTGTGGCAGTGTGGAAATTTATCAAAAGATACATTCTGCGAAAGAAGCCTGTTCAGCCTCAGTTTTTCGGGTTACAGAGAGATAAGCCTGATACCAGGGATATTCTGTACAAGATTCGGATGCCCGGGCTCGCTCCTTCTACAACCAACATGCAGAACATTCATCAGTTTGCTCTCAGGTATGATCAGGGCAGCCTGGGATCCTGTACTGCAAATGCCGCTTTGTATGCTTTCCGCAGGGTGCTTCAGGTAAACGGCCAGCCTGATTGGGAAGCTTCCCGGCTCTTTGCTTACTACAATGCCAGAACCGACGATTGTAAAAGTGAAGATTCAGGAGCCTCCATCCGTGACGTGATAAAAGGACTTGCAAAATACGGAGTCTGCCATGAAAAAACCTGGCCTTATGTGATCAGCAAGTTTGCAACCGAACCCGATGCTGCTTCATTCTTTGAGGCTATTGATCACCAGGCTATAAAATATGAGCGTCTCCCTCAGACCAGGGAAGCCATCATGGATGCTGTTTGGAGAGGATATCCTGTCGTTTACGGGAAGCTGCTTTATGAGTCTTTTATGACCGAGGATGTTGCAAAAACCGGGATTGTCCCTTATCCCCGCAAATGCTGGGATGGACAGATAGGAGGGCATGCGATGATGATTATCGACTATGATGAAAATTATACAGTCGAGATGAACAGCTGGGGATCTGCCTGGGGACAGGGTGGAATATGTAAGGTCCCCTGGAAATATGTTCTCGATCCCTCGCTCGCTTTTGATTTCTGGGTGATTTACATAACCGAATAGTAACCAAAAAAAATGAAAATGAAAAAATTTCTTGCTTTTGTAATGATGATCTTCGTCACGGCAATCGCCGTGATCGCAGCACAGCCCGACACTATTCCTGTGAATATTGTGACCGGGGGCGATTCAATACTTGATATTCTCAAGTCGAACTGGGCAGTCCTGGCAGTAATCTTTTATTCTGTTTTTGAGTTCTGGATCTCTCAGACCGGAAAGATAAAAGAAGGGTCATTCCTTGCCCTGATTATAAATTTTGTAGGGAAGTTTTTCCGTAAACAGCTGCCTGTTGTCAAGGGTAAGTTTCTGACCGAGACACAATATAAGGCGGTTCGCGGATTAAAGATAATGGTTCTGCTTTTGTTCCTGATCCCTCTGTCAGCTTCAGCACAAGGTCCCTGGGATGGATTCTTTAAACCAAAAACAGGGATAAAAACGGATCTTCTTAAAGCAGATGGCGATCAGTCAGCTGAATGGTTTTTCCGCCCGGCGGCTACGCTGACGGCACTGCAGTTCAGCTATGATAAGGATCTCGGCGCGTTCACCTCTTCAACATTTTCTTCCACGGGCGTTGGTCTCGGTTATCAGCATTATGTAGAGAAGAACGGCACCCTTGTTAATAATTTTGGAGTTAATGCTCTTTTGATGCTGGATGCTTCTGAAGCCGATGCGGGACTTGCTGCAGCTGCTACGTTTAATGCTCTGCAATTTGTCAACGTCGGAGGAGGATACAACTTCACAGAAAAACAATTTTTTATTATTACCGGAGCAATCTGGAATTTTTAACACTCAACATGGCCCTCGACGCAACAGTAAAGCTACTAAATACGATTCCGGAGCTGGTTCTTACAGGTTCTCCGGTGCCTCTTAAATTTGAGGCATCGGAGAACCTTATCGAGGACGAAGGATCCGCAGCCGAAGTTGTATTGACATGGACCGCCGTTGCTATTGCCGGCGAATATTTTGATCTTCTCCTGGCAGGGGAAACGGTCCGCTTTACCTGTGCCGCAGCACCTGACAGCTCGGGCCTGCAGTTTCACGACAATTCAGGAGGCGCAACCCTTATCTCCTGGGTTTCGATTGTTGCAGCTGACCTGGCGAAGCATTATCTTATTGCAAGGTTTTACGATCTTGATGTTGCCGGAGCTGCCATTACCATCACTGCCAAGGAGCCCGGATCCGCTTACTCTCTCGAGTTCACAGCCGGAGCGGGTATTGATGTAACTCCCGATGAAACGAATAAGACAGGAGTTGATTATGCAGTGAGGGCTTTTTATGTCATCGCGGTTCTGCTTTACTGTGACGATGAATTTGTTACAGAGCTCACTCTTAATGTAGACAGCGACGGGCTCGCAGAGACCGACATAAGCAAGCTCCTTGCAGCCTACGTAAGTGCCGACTTCAGCTGGCCGGAAAGCGATGCTGATTTTATTTTTGCCAGGGCTGGCAATGTGAAGACCTGGTCATTCAAATATGGTGAGCGCTGGGGATCCGGTACCTATACCGCGCTGCAGGAATCGGATACTTATTATGCCATGCTCGGAGGGCTCTCCTGGGCCCAGTTCGCAAAGCTCAACGCCGACGCTTCAAGCTTCTGGGCAAAGCTGGAGTATAATAAATACTTCCTGTCCTGGGCACCGCTCACCAGGTATATATCCGCTACCGAGCCGGCGAAGCTTTATTATCTGAACTACTCGGCAGCCACTACCCTTAATGTCAAAGCGAAACTCTTTACAGCTGATTCGGATAGCACTATTGATGTTGACAGCATTGTTGCAGATGACAAGGCAGTGTATGAGATAGTCCTCTCTCCGGTTAAATTAGAATATACCGGACTCTCCGACAGCACTCTTGTTAAGATAGAGGTGTGGATTGAAAACGAGTCAGATACCCGAATCTCTGAGATCCGGACTTATGTAATCGATTACAATGACTACGGACCGGAGAGATACTTCCTCTTCCTGAATTCCCTCGGAGCTTACGAGATAATCAGGGCAACGGGGATCCTGAGGCGCAAAGATAATTATGACCGTACCGTCGCCCAGGTGGGGATCGATTCTGATTATACATCGAAAGATAGGGGTGAAGTATCGGTTGAGAACAAAGAAACTCAGATCTGGCAAATAGCTCTTGGCTGGCTTAACCGTTACGCGGATGCCGAAGAATTCCGTAACTGGCTCCGCGATTTTGCCCTCTCGAAAGAGGTCTACATGATTGCAGGAAATACTCTTAAGCCGGTTCGGATTCTGAACACAACTTTCGATTTCGGGGGCGATAAGGATATGGTCCGGAGGTTTGAGATCGAATTTGCTACTGCTTACCAGAATGATCATTTTACTAAAGAGATAACACAAAATCTGTACAACGAAGATTTCTCGAGCGATTTTGAACAAGCACAATAAATCATGGCAGCATATGAAACTATAGATGCATTGAAGGATGCAATCAACGAAACGATCTACAGCAACAGCGCTGGCATGATCACGGCAGAAGCCCTGCAGGAGCTGCTGCATGACATTGTGGATACTCTCGATTCTCTTGACGGGGTTTCCTCCGGATCCGGCGGGTCAGGTGACTCCTTTGGTTATACCCAGACAATCAATCTTACCGGAGGGGAAGATCCTACCAGGGTAACAACAACGCTCACTGACGAGCCAATTTCCATCATGATTCTGGATTCAGAAGGAAGAGTAATCACTTCCCTTCTCGAGATAACAATGTCGCTGGTGGGAGAGGTATATGTACTTGATATCTACTCGGTCGAGGACGTAACGAATGGAAAACTTAAAATTATCTATTAAATATGAAAAAATTACTTCTGCTTTTCTTGATCTGCTTTTTAACGATCCCTGTTCTCCAGTGCCAGACCGGTAAAGGATGGAACCGCAACCGTAGCAAATGGAACCAGCTCGACAGTGCTTATTTTGCCAAAGACGTTAATGTGAACGGATCTCTCCGGGTAAAGGAGGACAGCTTGAAAATAGGCGATCAGTCCATGGGAGATGCAATGCAGAACTGGTTGGATCTTCAGCTTACCAATGCCCTGGATGTAGAGGATTATGTTTTTATGAAAGCAGACGCAGATCAGGCCGGAGAGGCAGTTAGCTGGGAGGGCATGGTTAATTACGTGGCTGCTAATGGAGGAGGTGGCGGCGGGGGATATGAATATACCTCATTTATTGTTGGCTCGACGACCGGAGCTCCTGCGAATGCTGATACGAGCTTTACTATCTCACAGATGGCAGGAGATGCAATTGAATTATATCGCGGGACAACCCTTGACCTTCATAAGCAATATCTGAATGAAACTCCTACAAACGGCCGGACCGGCTATAGGTATAATGCTTCCGGGACCATTGTAGTCCGACCTGCATGGTCGACCGGAGATCGTGCCTTTATCAAGGCGGTACCTTCAGGATCTGTGACTAAAATAACATTATCAGGGGGCGAGTCATCATTATTAACAGGACTGCGGGCCGGCTGGAAAATGGACGAAAGCGCAGGGACTTCTGTAATTGATGTGACAGGAACCTATACCGGCACAACTAACGCAACTGTGAATCAGCCAGGGAAATTTGGCACAGCTCATTCATTTAATGGAAGCCAGATGGCTACGTTTGGCGCAGACGTCGGAGATCTGGGGCTGAATGATTTTTGTTATAGTGTATGGATCTATGTACCCACATTGCAAAGCGCATACAATGGGTTCATCGAGATGCAGTCAAACGTGGTATCGTTTTATGCGATGGTTGATGCGGATAATTACATAAGGGCAGTCATAACCTTTGATGATACAAATTACATCAATATAGTTTCAAATTCAGCTATCACGGCAGAGGCATGGACCAATATTCTTGTAACCTATGACAGGGACGGGAATGGAACATTGTATATCAATGGTACGGCGCAAACGGACGTTGAAGATATCTCCGCTCATGAGGCCGTAAACATTGCAAGTAATATTGATTTCAGGATAGGAAGAGGAGGTACGTCTTCCTGGTATTTTGTCGGCTCAATAGATGATCCGTTTTTATGGACGAAAGTGCCGACTCAGGATGAAATTGATGATATACAGGAAGGAACTCATCCCTGGTGACATGAAGAAGATACTATCCATATTATTGCTTTTTATCCCCCTTGTAGTTCAGGGGCAGAACTACTATGTGGCGAGCTGGGGATTTGATGCTGTGGGTGCAGGCACAAATGAAGCTCCGTGGAAAACATTATCTTATGCAGCCGATCAGGTAACACTTTCCGGTTCTGTCATTAATATTATGACAGATATAACGGACAACAACAGAGTTAATCTTGATGCGGGAGTAAGCATTGTAGGAATCGGGACACAGACTATCACCACCAATTATGTTGCCACATCAACTTCTGATGCTTATCTGAGATTATACAGTTCATCTCTTACCAATGGTAGGCAGTCAATCTCTTACATTCATTTTGACGGGAATAACACAACTGCCACACGTGCTATATGGGTGGGATACAGGAGTAATGTTGAAATACACCATTGCACTATTGAGGACTTTTTATATGCTGGGATTCATTTTAGAAATCAAATAGACTGGACGCACCCTCCTTCGGTTTACGCAACAGGTAATAGCGTACATCATAATACTTTTCTTAATTGCTCCCACATGCACTCAGGCGATCCGGCACAGCTTAGACTCGATGGGCAGGATGGCATGATAATATATGCTAATGTATTTGACCAACGGCAGAGATCGTTAGGTGATAACGGGGCAAATGTTCGCTGGTGTAATGTGCAGAATATTAAATTATATTCCAATACTTTCTACAAGAATGATAATGAGGTGGTCGCTAATGGTGATTGGAATTTCTTCGGAGAATTATGGCATAACAAAGGTGATTGCGAAATATATGATAATATCTTTTACGGTCATGCCACGCTTGACATAGCAGGATTTGATAATGAGATTATTTCAGGGAATACTTTCAGTTATAAAATATATAGAAATAAATGGCTAAATAATGTAAAGAATAATCCTGTACTGCTTAGCCCTGACAATTACTCGCACCAATATGCGATTACAATCGAAGGCACAGATCATGAGTATTTGTATGTATATAATAACCACATTCAAAGATATGGTTATGGTATAGAGATAGCGACAGGATCATCAACACCAACAGGCATACCCGCAAGGAACTTTTTACATGACCATTTTTATATCTACAATAACATATTTGAGGACATGGGTTATGCCACTTATACTTATTCGGCAGCCATTGTTCTTATTAACGAAGTCAACGATCCCGGTTATACTAATACCTCCTCCAATTGGTGGATCGTAAATAATGTGATGACAGGAGGGAACCGATGTTATAACGGGATCCGTTTTACAATTATCGGAGAGGGGAGTAACATACACATTAAAAATAACATCATTTACGACTTTACGAATTATGCTGTTTACATAACGAAGCGAACTACTGACGTCACGGATTTGACCGATTTTTATGTAACCTACAATGACCTGTATTCTAACGGTACTAATGCAACCTATATCAATCCCGGGATTTTTCAGACTAACGTTAACATTTCCACCGGTAATATAACACAGGATCCGCTTTTCGTTTCATCAACAAATTTTCATCTTCAGGCGAATTCCCCCTGTGTTTTATCGGGTACAAATATATCCTGGTTAACGAAAGATTACGCCGGAAATGATTACATGTATCCGAATCCGAGCATGGGAGTCTATGAGATAGCAGGAGATAATATCCCGGTGCTTACAACAACAGCAATCAGTTCAGTAACATCTACTACTGCGGTATCGGGGGGAAATATATCCTCAGACGGGGGATCCGCAGTGACAGCCAGGGGCGTATGTTACAGCACGTCCGCATCTCCGACGCTTAGTGATTCTCATACTTCCAACGGCTCAGGTACCGGCAGTTTTATTTCAAACCTTGCACATCTTACGCCTGCTACGACTTACTATGTAAGAGCTTATGCAACCAATTCGGCAGGCACCGCGTATGGGAACGAAAGATCTTTTGTGACAAAACCCGCAGTAATTTCGGTCAGCATCGCAAAACTTCTTGACCAGTTTTTTGTGATAAATAATACTCTGACAAAGATATCGGTGGAATAATGCAAATCTTTGTTAATGATATCCCGGTTCCTTTCTTCGGAAGCATTACCCTTCGCTTTTCGAATCCTCTTTTCAGTAAGACAGGAGGCCACAGCTTTCCTGTTTCTTTCCCTGCTACCGTGCCGGCCGTGCAGAAGGCTTTCGGTTTCCCTTCGATCCTCGAGGCAGAAAGCCTGCCAGAGATACCGGCCAGGATTCAGGCGGAACACTTATCTCTGAAAGGGTACTGGAAAGTCACAGACGCCTCTGATACCGTCGTCGAAGCATATTTTGTCGGCAATGATTCCGCTTTCTATGAGCAGATCCGGGGTAAATACCTTACAGATCTCACTTATAACGGGATCACAAGGCCTGCCGGATTCGCTGCGACAAGGCAGGAGGTGGTTGATTATATGAGCACGCTTATCAACCTTACATATCCCGATGCAGATTACACGGCTTATTGTGCTTATATGCCAAAGGCCCTGGGTGATGAAACAGATGAAGATGTTAAGTTTGTAAATCCATGCCAGGGAGCGATCAATCCCGCTTTTGTCATCCCTGCTTCGGATAAGCTTAACAGCACCGTTTATCTTTTTGCGGGCACAGTGATCGACTATATTTTTTCAGAGCACAACTACAAGATCGAGCGGAATATTTTTCGCACGGATCCGGACCTGAAAACGCTTACTCTCTTCAACAACTACAACCGCAATGCTTACTGGGAATTTGATTACCGCACGCTGGTACCCAGGAGGCTGATCTCTGAATTTCTTGAGAAGATCTCCGCAACCTTTAACGTCGGGTTTTTCATCGATAATGAACGCGGGACTGTCATCATAGACTACTTTGATAACATTGTGGTAAACACTTTGGAAACCGACCTCAAGCTGATAGGGCGCAAAAACGATCCTCAGAAACCTTCCGGATTAAAGCTCTCTCAGGAGCAGGTCGACACCTTTGTCGCTCACAACTACGAGGAGGAGACAGATCTCCCGGGAGACACTTCGGTAATCAACTACATTGATACAGTAAGGGATATTGATCCGAATGTGATTGCACCTGGTACAATATACTTTGTGCGTAATGAGGAGACCTATTACGTCGTGCATATGCTTTCGCTCTCAAGCAGGGAATTTCGGAGAATTTGCCCGGGGAATCTTCCCTATATCCTGGGCGATGGCAGCCAGGACGGCGATGAAGCAGCCGGCTGGCCAGGCATGTATAACCACGTAGAAGAGCTCTCTTATGAATACCTGGGAGAGACAGAGACCGTCAACCGGTCCTGGCTGATACCGATGTGGGAGCAGGAATGTAATTACAGGCCTGGCGGAGTATGGTGGCTCACGAAAGAATCAGCTGACTTCGTTGATTTCCCTATCATGTTCCTTTTCTCGCGCGGGCGCGACTGGACCGTGATCGAGGAGGGTACCGGCTCACCGTATTTCGCATATGCCTATCCGCTTGGCACTTCATCAGTATATAATTGCGAGGGAGCAAAAATGACCGGAGCAAATATATCCATGAACTTCAGAGGAGATTACGGCCTCGTTAATACTGTATGGAAAAACCGTCTCTCATGGGAGATGGAAAGAAAAAAGACCGTCACTGCAGAAATTACCGGCAGGGATACGGTAAAGCTTTTCGACTTCACCAGGGCCCTGGTAATTGAAAATCATAAATACATGGTTGGAGCTTTCAGCCTGGAGCTTAGCAGCGGATCCATAAAGGTCAGCGACGCGGAATTATATCGCTTATAAAGTCGGGTATTCGTCGCGGATAGCCTTTGAAACCTGCGATTTCTTATTCCTGAAATAAATACTTGTCGTTGCCAGGTCACTATGACCAACATGGTTTGAGATATCCTTCGCCGGGATCTTTCCGGTATCATCAGCTGCGATCATGCCGGTACATTTAAAGGAGTAAAATTTATATTCCTCAGGCATATTAAGTTTTTTTCGAAGATTAAAAAAATGCCTTGAAAGCTTATTTTTGCTTACTGGTACCGGTCCGGGGATCCCGCCGCGCCCGAAAATATAAAAGCTTCGGTTTATGCCACTTAGCCCTGATGCGCGAAGATCCTCAAGAAACTGGCGCGGGATGGTTACAATTCGGTCCTTTCCGTTTTTTGCATGCTCCCGGTCAACGTGTATGGTACCTGCAGCAAAGTCAATGTTTTTTATTTTCAGCTCGCGGATCTCATGCCCTGGGCGGAGGCCGCAATAGTATTCGAATTTTATTGCAAGGAACAGCTCCGGATCCATGGCAAGCGCTTTTTTAAAAATCTCGACGTCCTCGCGTGTGATCGGGCGCGCTGCCTGGTCATTTACACGGATACATGGAGGTATATCATATACCGGATTAACGAGCAGCAGCTTCTCCCGGCAAAAATATTTGAATAGTTTGGCAAGCAGCATCCTGTAATATTTCACTGATTTTCCTGAGAGCTTCCGGTCATCGATCAGGTACCGGAAAAATTCGATCAATACCTTATTATTATAGGTACGCAGGTCGTTGCCGGCGATTCCCTGCTTTTCCGTCCATAGCGCGAAGATCCTCAGTTTTGACTTATAAGTCAGGTAAGTTTCATGCCGGATCCCGGGCCCGGCTTCCTGCTCGAGCCAGCGGGAGATCCAGAATCTTATCGTATTGTTTTTTACACGCCTGGCGCCGTAAAGCTCAGATACGGTTTTATACTCCAGCTGGTCGCTGTAAATAGCCTCCTTGTCGTCAACAAAAGGAGTCCAGCCGGCACGAAGGCGAGCGGTGAAGGTCTCAACAAGCTGTCTTCCATGCTCTAATCGTTCATTATAACCAAGCCCGGTGAATCCGTCGTAATGTCGGAACCGGACCATCTTACCGCTGCGGGGATCCCGGCAGGAGTAAAAGACAAACCACTGCCTGGAGAGATCTCCTCCGGCAGAAAATAATTTCGGCAGTATTACCAGTTTTTGTCTCATAACAGTCTCTTTAAGTCTTTCACCACCACCAGAGATGTTACGAGGTTTTGTCTGTTTTTTGTCTGTTGACAGACAAGTTTGCCGACAGACAAAACTATCTTTTTAATCTTCAGCGCATTAAGCGCGGTGGGGTGGAAGATGGGATTCAATACCCCTTAGTATGTTACTGGGTTATAGTCAATAAGTGTTTGTCTGTTTTGTCTGTTTGTCTTTTTAATCAGATCAGTGCTTCTGGCAGACTTTTTTTCTGTTTTCCTCAAGCTCAATCTCCAGGTCATTGCATTTTTTATTCAGGTAACCAATGATTTTATAACTCATTTTTAGTTCCTCACACAGGAAATTGACCGTATTTCGGAGCAATTCACAACGCTCCTCGGCATTGGGTTTAAAATTTATCATGGCAGAAGGAAATATTGACTCCCTTAAAGCTACTTATAATCACGGTTTCAATTCCTGATCCAGGGGATTTTTAACGTTTTTTAACTTTGACAGATCTTCGATGATTTTTCTCTGCTCCTTGATGATCTCTTTATACACCTTTATAATAAAGTCCTTATCTGTATCCATAGCATCATCTTTTATGCTATAATCAGTTCCGGGTTCATAAGCAACTTGTCCGTCAGGCTTACTGATCATATTCCCTTCTCCCGTACGGAGCCAATTAATATTTATCTGAGGGTAAGCCCTTGCAAGCTTTCTGATAGAAGATTCTGATATCTCGTAAAACCCTCTTAAGTATTTCCTCACCAGGTCTGGAGATATGCCGGCTCTAACCGCAAATACCTCAATCGAGATATTTAGATATTCTAATAATTCACGGAGTCTGTCTTTCATTATTTAGAATGAAAATAAATAACATGATAAATCTGAAAAAATGTCTCATATTATATTAGACATATCAGAAATATCATATAAATTTGTAACATTAATGTTAAAATTATAACAAATATAGATATAAGTCAATACCATGAACACAGTAATACAGAAAGAAAAAGAACACCCGGGTAAAACAATGAGGCCAGGCGGCTTTAAAAGAGCTTACCACAGCATGCCTCATTCAGAACTTGCCATGGTGCGTATAGAAATCTGTGAGAAGTGCTTCTGGTCATATGCAACATTTCGCTCCAAGATCAACGGACGGAGATATTTCACTGTGTTTGAAGCCGCAATCATTGCAGATTATTTTGCCGAAAAGGGCATTGATGCATGGAGCGGGGAACCATTAAATTGATCAGGAATGACAAGGGTTAGCACCACAATAGACTTGCCTCTTTCCTTCCAGGAACAGAGGATCGCCAGGCTCCTTGCCTGGGGAATGGTACAGAAAGAAATTGCCGATAAACTGGAGATCTCAATCCAGACTGTATCGGTTCATCTCCGGAATATTTACCGGAAATTATCCATACACAAAGAGACAGACCTATGCCGGTGGTGGATATTCTACGAGTATGGCATTGCCGATAATCCAATGAAAAGGGTTATCGCAATCTGTTTGCTGTGTTTGACATGCTGGATGGCATTTAATGAAGAGAATGCCCTCAGGATGTTCCGCTCCAGACCAATCAATCCGGTTGCAAGAACTGTCCGGACAGCAAGATCATCCAGGTCACATAGAGTTTACTTCCTGAACCTACAATATTGCTAACCCGCCGGCGGAGGAGATTGCAGTACTGCCATTCTGCTTCTCCTCCCTCCCGGCAAAAAAAAAAGGACTTTCACCAACACCACCAGATATGGGACAATTCGGAACTACGAAGAGAAGATGGCTGCTGAGCGCCATCAGGCAGCGAAAGCTGCTCCTGCAGACTAACCGGAGCCGTAAGCTGCGCCCTGAAACCGAAAAGGCAGTGGAGATCCTCGAGAGACTCCTTTCAGCCTACTCCTATGAGAATGATCTCAACATGGCCAGGTTCATCATTCAGAACCAGGACAATATCATAGCAATCCTGCCAGGAACCGGTGCAAGCGGTTATGAAAAGAAATCCTCCGAACGGAGAGACACATTACACGAAGCACGAACCATCCTGGAAAACTCTAAATCCGTAAGGCATGAAATGGTTTAAAAAGATCGTCGATCCGACTGTCTACGACGGAGATTTCGTACCGCTTACTGCGGAGGAAAATGCGCGGCTGTGCAAATCAATTGCCATAGTGGGCGGGATATCAATTGCAGTTATGATCATAATCGTCATCCTATTATGGAAATAGTCGGAAGAAAAAACCTGGAGCTCGTAAAGCGAGCCTTCCAGAACCACCTGGTCTATCTTTCGCGTAAGGCTATCCAGGCAAGCGACGAGGAGGCAAAGAAGAAGCTCGATCCTGAAATTGAGGAGACCAATGCGATGATCGATGCAGTTAAAATCAATATTAACCGCATAATAGAGGATTAAGAATGAAAATCTACGAAACAGTTACAGTTCGCGGCCGGTTGCATGTCGTCTGCGAATCATCCCGCTCAGGAAGCAGCTTTCCTGATCCAAACTACATGAATACAGGAAAAGCCTTATGCGGGGTAGTAGCAAAAGGCCTGACGCTTGACGATTGGTTGAAAAGGCATGCCAGGCAGTGATAAAGAAATCGAGGGATAACAGTGCGTTCTTTTAAGATATACGACCAGCTGATTGCTGTTACCCTGGCCGGAGGATCACAGAGGGGGAAATAAAAAGCCCCCCCTCTGCCCGAGGAAAAATAACTTAAAACATCGAAATATGAAAGACCTGTTTGGAATCAGAAAGCGCAATATCGCGCTGACAAAAGCGAACGACCACCTGCGCGTGCAGAACCTTCGTCTGCGCCTTCAGATGGATATCCTGATAGACCAGCCCGGAAGCGCAGCTGCAGAAAAGATCAAAGCAGGGATTCTCGCGCACAGAAAGGAAATCAACGAGATTATTCAGGCAACTAACAACTGACAAAGATGACAGTATCGGAGGTTGTCAACAAGCTTGCCATGGAGCAGGCGCTCGCCCTGGGCGATCTGGACTCTCTTCCTACCTGCAGGAGATATATTCAGATGGCTCTTTCCATCGGCATCGAGCATTTTGCAAAACATATGGACGAAATCATTGTAATGACAAGGTCTGGCGAAGAGGTGGGCAGATATAAGAGTGTGACTGATTGTGCAGTTCAAATAGGTATCCCTAAATCTTACATATCTGCAGTACTTAACGGACGACGGCACAGCGCCGGCGGATTCATATTCATGAAATCAAAAGACAAGGAATTGGTAAAAACTAAAAAAGCGGCATAAACAAACCTTAATATTATGAACCTTAAAACATTTGATTCAACAATCGTGAGAGGAAGGAGGACGATGACGCCTCAAATCTCCTTTAATAAGAGTGGCATCATAACTTTTAATGCAAAATTGGCAGAACAGATGAACCTGAAGCCCGGAGATACTGTAGTTTTTCTGCAGGATCAGACGAGAAAAAGAGACTGGTACATAGAGAAAACGGCAACAAATGGCCTTGAATTAAGAAGATACAAAGGAGCCAAAACAATGAGCTTAATAATGAATGCTGCCATTGTCTGTAAAGAGCTGATGGCATCAATAGGAAGTGAAGGGCCGGTAAAATTCACTGTTGCCACACAAACCACCGAAGGGAAATATTTCGCGATACTGACTTCGAAGATTGCCTAAGCATCCTAAATAGAGATTAACATAATAATTAACGGACGAAGGATTCAACTGTAATATATGGCATTTATTGATCAGCAGGAGCTTTTCGCTGTTACCCGCGGCGGGCTGGACATCATACTAACTTATTACCCCCAGGCAAAAGACAGCCTGGAAACAAGCAGGAAGGAATTTAAGATCCGTGAAGAGCGCACCCCTTCCGCACGCTTAAAGCAGGCTTCGGATGGCAACTGGCTTGTTACCGATTTCGGGGATGACGCGGTTCCGCGCAATGGGATCCAGGTATGCATGAAGGAGGAGGAGATATCTTACCGCGAAGCTATCGTTAAGCTTGCTGCCAGGTACGGAGTCGGTGGGATCAGTCCCGAAGTCAATAAACCCGGGTTCGAAAAGAGACCGGCAAAGGCCGACGAGGAAGAGGGGAAAACATATTTCGACGTCAAGGAAGAAATGACCGATAGGGATCTGCAGGAACTCGGTCCGCTTGTCACCAGGGATGTTTGTAAGAAATTCAATGTATTCGCCCTGGAGAGCTTCACCTACATTAAAAACAGGGAAGCACAGATAACATCTTCAAATGAGAATTACCCGATTTACATGGTCGATCACGGGGAATTCAAGAAGATCTACCAGCCGAAAAACCCTGATAAGGCCTACCGGTTCCGCTACTCAGGAACCCGTCCGAAAGATTTTGTCAACGGTCTCGACCAGGTCCGAAAGGCTTTCGACGAGCTCAATGCCGAATACGATCCGGAGAGCAACGATCCGGAGAAAAAAAGAATGCAGAAGCTGCAGGAAATCATTATTGCATCAGGGGAAAGAGACGCACTGAACGTTGCCGGCTTTGGTTACAATGTTATCTGGATGAACTCAGAGAGCCAAATAATGGACGGCAAGCTGTATTCGGAGCTTACCAAGATGGCAGAAGTCATTTACAATATTCCGGACTTGGATTCAACAGGTGTAAAGCAGGCCTATAAACTCGGGCTTCAATATCTCGATATCAAAACCATCTGGCTGCCGGCAAAACTCAGATCCTACAACGACAACAGGGGGAAACCGCGTAAGGACTTCCGCGATTATGTTGAGATATGGCCGAAGATCGAGGATTTTAAAAAACTGATGCGGGTTGCCATGCCAATGCGCTTCTGGGATGAAAGCTACGGAGACGGCGGGGTAAAGTATTTTTTTAATAACGAACAGGCATATTATTTTCTTCAGGCTAACGGCTTTCATCAGTTCGAAAACAAGAATGTGCGAGACGGAATGATGTTCATCCACATGAACGGGAATATCATCAGCCAGGTTGAAGCTGACGACTGCAGGAAATTCATCCAGAATTTTCTCAAGGAGCGCTTTCTGCCAATTCCGCTGAGAAACGTAATCCACAGAAGTAACCAGCTTGGCGATTCAAGCCTGAGAGGTTTGGATGAAATCAAACTCGATTTTACCGATTACGATAAAACATCACAGTATTTGTTTTTCATGAACCGGACCTGGAAGGTTACTGCAGCAGGCGTGACGGAGCTGAAATCAACAGACGTGGACCGGTATGTATGGGAAGAAGAAGTGATACCCCACAAGGTGAGCAAAAAGGAATCTCCGTTCACCATTAAATTAAACTCCGAGGACAACGAGTATGAGATAACTATCCATAATACCGACAGCAACTTTTTTCGCTTCCTTATTAATGCTTCAAGGATCCACTGGAAGGCCGAGTATCTGACCAGGAGAGAAGAGCCGGGCCCGGAGCGCAAAACTGACGGCAAGGACGCCGAATATATCCGCGCCAACCGCTGGAATATCGCCGGTAAAAGGCTCGAGTATGAAGAAATATGGGAGCAGCAGCAGCATTTAATCAATAAGATATTCAGCATCGGGTATTTGCTGCACCGGTACAAGGATCCCGCCCGTCCATGGTGCGTCTTCGCCATGGATAACAAAATTACCGAAACAGGGGAGAGCCACGGGCGAAGCGGGAAAAGTCTTTGTTACCGGACTATCAGGTATTTCATGAAGAGCGTAACGCTCAATGGCAGAAATCCGAAGCTCACAGAGAACCCCCACGTTTATGACCGGGTTACGGAGCACACCGATTACATCCTGGTTGACGATGCGGACCAGTATCTGAACTTCGGGTTCTTTTTTAACGCCCTGCAGGGAGATATGGAAGTGAACCCGAAGAACAACCAGAGCTATGAGATCCCGTTCGAGCATGTTCCCAAGTTCTGCATAACATCAAACTTCACTCTTCGCAATATTGATCCCAGCACTGAAGGCAGGATCCTCTATACTGTTTTTTCTGATTATTACCATGTCCGCACGGAGGGGGAAGAATATGCAGAAGATTTTACTATCCGGGATGATTTCGGAAAGAACCTTTTCCTGGATTACACAGAAGAGGAATGGAATGATGACTTCAATTTCTTTGCCGCGTGCCTTCAGTTTTACCTGAGCGTACCACGGGAAATCAAGATCAACCCGCCAATGGATAACGTAACAAAGCGAAACCTGCGTACAGAGATGACCGAGCCGTTCAAGAACTGGGCTGAAGTCTACTTCGACGCCAAGGAGGGCAACTGCGACAAGCTAATCGACCGGGATGTTGCCTTTAAGGATTTCGCGGAAAAGAGCGGTCAACATAAGTGGACCACTAACAAGTTCACAAAGGCATTAAAAGCATGGTGCCGTTACTGTGATTACGTGGAGAAATTCAATCCGGAAGAGCTGCGTAACTCTTCGGGAAGGATCATCCGGAAGGTTGACGGAGCAGCTGCAGAGATGATCTATATACAGACGAAGCCTCTGAGCACGGAATTGCTTGTCGAAGCAAGCTACCAGGAGGAAGTTGCTGATGAAGAAAAACCATTTTAAACTTAGAAATAATGGAAACCTATCTTTTTAGAATTTTTCTGCCTTATGGGATGGAAAGAAATATGAAAACCGGAGAATGAACATTTTTCAATCGGGAATATGCTCCTCTTGGTTCTTTTGAGAAAGATCATTCAAAAGAGCTTATTTATTTCAAGGCTCCAGGGCTTACAGATTCATTTATAAGAGACTTGGTAAAAGACGTCCTTGACCCATTAATAATGGCAGGTGGGAGAATTCATAAATTCTTTCTCTATGATGACGGGACTAATCCCTGTATCGTACATAAGTATCCTGAGGCTTACTATGCATGGGAACATTATTTGAGAAAGATTAAGATGTTGTCTGCCATTATGTGTTACCCGCCGATCAAATCAAAATGATGGATATCCCTGATATACTACGCGAAAAAGCCCCGGATTTCAGGGAAAAGGATCTGCAGGATTATGTTGCAAGGGTTTTGAAGCTGCTCAAAGGAATGAAACCCGGGGACCAGCTGGTGATCCGTAAGCTCACCAGGGAGAAGAACAGGGATCTCTTCCTGGAGGTCTGCAAATGGCACATGCGTCAGCATAACGAGGATTACCAGGACGGGTTGAGTTTTGGCAGAGGATATGAGACGCTGACGAAATATGACCTGGACTTCATAAAAGGCAAGTAGGCAGTTGTAATTATGTAACTGTGTAACCGATGAATCACGACTGCAGGCATTTATACAAGAAGGAAACCGGATCGATGCCGGTTGATGAGGTGGAATATGAATTTACAATATGGAGATCGAAAGGGCAATGGATTGTCGAGATCACCGACGAGGAAAAATTCAGCATATGGAGAAACCAGGGGATCATTGAGATTACAAAGCCGGATGAGGATTATATCAGATGGCTCGAGGATAAGGTAATAGAGTTAATAACCAAAAACAATCATCATGAATAACAGAAGTAATTCAGCTTGTAGCAGCTGCGGAAAATCGCTCACCGATCCGGTATCGGTCGAGCTGGGAATCGGTCCGGTATGCAGGACTCAGAACAAGATCAGGGAGCTCGAGGAGAAAACGATTAATATGTTTGCCAACCGGTCACGCTATGACTGGGGCATTACTCCCGATGGGAAGGTACTTTACATAACCGACGAAGGCGGCCTGAAAAGCGTTACCAACGATATGGAGAATGTACTGAGAGATATCACTGAGACAATCGCGATACGCGACCTGAAGAACCTCCGGATTATGTACCGCGACAGCATAGGCATATGGGACGGCGTTAGGGTTTCATTCACGGAAAACCTAGTCACAGATGACATGGCTATTACGTGCGTGGCATTTTACCCGCTCACCGAAAGGGATTTTGGGAAGGCAAAGGATAAGATATTAACCTTTAAAATAGCATAGCCATGAAGTACTATTTCACATTAACAAGATGGAGGAAACCTTTAAGGACAAAACTACATAAAGCTGCAGTTGTTCTTATTAACTACGAAAATAATAGGCTTATAGCCGAATGTGATTATAATAGTTACAAGAAGGACCTTATAAAAAGGCTTAATGATCTACGTGATTATGTTCTAAAAACCCATCCAAGATCCCCTACTTATAAAATTACCACTAAAATATATCCAGGCTCGGCCGAGGAGTATGATTCTGGACGTCCTACCTATGAACGTCATGAGATCATAGAAATAAATCCAATCTGCTGCTTCGAAATTTACCCTGCAAAAAACGAGCTATGAGAGAAATCTTTGTGAACACAGACGTTGCCAGCGCGAAGAATAATTTGAGCTGCTGGCTTATTACCAGGCCGCCGAAAACGGACCAGGAAAAGGATCTCTACCGCGGGATCCTGTGGTCAAACCTCAGATATGAGCGTAAAAATCAGAACCGGATCAGCGTGGTTAAGATGCTCCGGGGAGCCATCAAACGGTTGTTTAAATAAATTACCATGTCATTTACAGCAACATTCACCCTGGTCTTCTTTACTGCATGCTTTTATTCCTTTGTGGGCTACCGCTGGGGGAAGAAGGATGCACTGAAAAAGCAGTGTGAAATAAATAATCCTCCAGTAGACGAAACCTTCTCCTTCGAGGGAGCCACCCTGAAGGCAGTTAAAGATGATCTCCCTGGAACAGTAGGCTGTGGCTGATAGTTGAGAAGTGGATTTGCTAAAGGTGAATGGTTGTGCGGAAGGCAAACGAATGGAATTAAAATTTAGTTTAAATTAGAAAATCAAATGGAAAACATTAAAAAGCACTGGGCTCTTTTTGCATTGGACGGCTTTTACTTTGTTCTTGCCGTAATAATGTTCATTGGCATGCCGAAATTTTGGTATGTCTGGCTTCCGGCGATTGCCATTGCGATCATTGCTGCAATGATAATTATTCTTAGACCTGTGGCAGTAGATTTATTTGTTAGGTGGTTCAGATATCCCTTAACGATTGAGTGTGGAGATTCTATGTACTTTCTTGGTATAAAATACCAAAGAGGAGAGCCAGTAGAATGTAAAATTAACGATCGTGTTATTATTCATCCGGTACCCGGACGATCACAGGCAACTAAATCTTATCCTGGAGTTATAAGGGTTAATATAATTAGCGGTAGGGATGGTCATGCGGCTGGTCTTATTAATGTTCTTGTTGTTGAAGGCATTGAGGAAAACAAGAACTGGGGAGGTGCCTGGATGAATGAATATTTATTTGGGAGGCTTGAGTTTGTATCGAGAAGCTATAAAGATTAATAAGATGAAAAGAGAGGTAAAATTATTCAAAAGTTGGTATGGACCTTTCAGCATAAAACAACTCATTCCGAGTTACAGTTTTTCAAAAAACGTGCAAGGTTGGTTTTTTATTCGCAACTGATCAGTTACGTGGTTGACTTATTGTTTAAACTTTTCTGTCACTATTACAAGTGATTTGAATGAAGATCGAAAATTAGCGCACGAAAAGAATGTTGCTCGGTACATGCATTTGTAGTCTAACGGACACTGGTATATTGTCGTTTTAATGCAATATACCTGTAGTTAGGTAACGTTCTTTGAAATTTTGTTTTTTAAGAGGGCGGATTTAATTCAAAAGTCGTGCCAAAGTATCGTTTAACAATAACTTTATTTACTCAAATGCGTAAATAAATATTGCAAATTACTTGTTTTATATATACGCAAATGCGTATCTTTACATCATAATAATAAACGATACGGCAATGACAACAAATGAAAAAATCCAAGAAGTAAAAAGAATGCTGGTTACTTATGTAAATGCTGACAGGTGGAATAACAACTCACAGATGGGATTGAAAGATCAGCTTTTATCAGTTGTTGAAGATGTCAGATTAGCAAATCTTGGTTTTGCAAGTGAAATAGCTGCTACAGTTGGAAAATATGAAAGATGTTCAGAAAAGCAGGCTTACTGGATTGCAAAAACAGCAGTTGAAAATAACTTAACAAAAAGGATAGATTATCAATTTGAAAACGAAAACTAATCAGACAATGAAAGCAATTATTACAGCAACCGCTCCGACTGGTTACCAGTCAAAAAGCCTTTCGGCATTTGGAATGAATATAAAAAATCATCCTGATGGCTCACTTACTTCTGAAATGGAATTTGAAGATGAAAAGCAAGCAAAAAAATATCTGATATCAAGAGCAGAAGCGTGGTGGAATAGTCACGACACAACTGATGAAGAGCTTACAGAAATGTTTGCACAGATTGAAAAATACAGCTCTCTCACCCTTGATGCAGTTACTGCATCTATTGACGTGGTTGATGAAATATCTGATTTGATCAACTGGTCGGCATTGTCAAGATATATAACTGGCGGTGATCGCAATTCGATACGGTCGGTTTATATCCCGAAGAAACATTATGAGGCACTCGACAAATTATTCAATGAAGAGCTGCCTGCCTGGTGGAGCGGTCAAAAATCCTAATGGCCGTCAGGCCAAATGCGCGAGGGCGAAAAACAAAATTTACAGCCGCGTCACGGCTGGCAATGTTACCTAACGTTCTGCTGATATGATTAGTTAAAGCGAAGCGAAGGAGTTTTAAACTTAATATTGATAAAAATGGATGTAGAAAAATTTGAATCATGGGCAATCGTAGAATTGTTTGGCCATAACAGAATTGCTGGTAAGTGCTCAGAGCAGAATGTTGCGGGCACTAATATGTTAAGGATCGACGTGCCTGAAACCGAAAGGAATCCCGCATTTTCAAGGCTTCTTGGTCATGCGGCGATTTATGCCATTAACCCGGTTACCGAGGAAGTGGCAACACATTGGGCAAAAATGCTTCATTGTGCTCCGATAAACGCCTGGGATGTACGAGAGTTTATGGAGAAAAATAAATTGTCGCTGACTTCAGGGACTACTGATGAAAACGACATAGACACTGACGACGACCAACAATTCGGCTGATCACAGCCGTTGAGCGATGGAGCGTTTAATTAATCATATCAGCGAGTTCTGCCTTGATGCAAGGCCAGAGGGTAGTAATGACTTCTTATCGGCAGATAAGAGTTGTTACGGATTGTGTGTTTGCGTGTTGAGGTGGTGTGTGCGTTGAGGCAGAACTGCTAATATGTCTACCTTTAGTAGCCATAATTTACAATTTGATAAAGCGAATTGATTGAAGGGCAGGAAAACATCCTGCCTTTTTTGTATATTGTAAGGTCTAATCAATACCTTATATCATGAGATCACTTATTGCCTCGCTGATTTTTCTTTTGTTTATGCCCCTCCTGGACGCCCAGGAGACGCCTTCCCCTGCAGACACAGTAAAGTATTACTATTGCGAAATGCTCGCCATGGATCAAACCCTTGCCCCCATGCGAAGCTTTATGGTCAGCTTTGGTGAGGAGAAACAGTTTGAAAACAAGTATCCGGATCTGAAACAGGGTAAGTTCAAATCCTTTCTGTCAGCTGCTATTCCCCTGAACATCCTGGCTCAGGACGGCTGGCAACTGGTCACAGCCTACAGGACGACCATTCTGAAGGAACCAGGCGACTGTTACATACTACGAAAACCAAGATAAGGAAAAGCCTTTTCCTGACCTCTTATCGCATCCGGATCCTCCAGGTTCCGGATTTTTTATTGCTTTGCCTTGCTGCTTCCCTTTTCGTTTATGAAATTTCTTACGAAAAAAATGTAACTCTGTAACTTACTCCAAAGAATTTAAAAATCAGAGAATTGCAGGTTACACTTTTTGGTTACACTTTTTCAGGGTTACAAAAAAAAGTGTAACCTTAAGTAACGTAATTACACGGTTACATTTTTATTCCGGGTTCCCGGCACATGGTTACATTTTGAGTGTAACCTGTATATAATTCAAAATAAGCATATTACAAGGGAAAAAACCGCCTGTTACACGGTTACACTTTTTTCGAGGTTTTTTATCACAAGCTCAGGAAGCTTTTATTAATATGTCCTTTTAACCTGGTCACTCCGGAAGTAATTTTGAGCAAATTAATATCTGAAGTTATGAGAATCCTTATGATCTGTTTTGTTTATAATGAAGTGAAGTATCTGTCTCACACAATCAAATACTACCAGGATAACGGATGCGAGATATATGTCATCGATAATTTTTCTACCGATGGTACCTGGGAGTGGCTCCAGGAAAACAGAATTCCCTCGCACCGGGTGAATACTAACGAAAGTTTCGACCTCAGGATCCTGCAGCGGGAAATAATTAAAACCTTACCCAGGTTAAAGCCTGACTGGGTAATATACGCGGGTGCAGATCTGTATTATATTGCATGGACACAGCTGAAGGATTATATCGAGAAGGTCGAAAGTATGGGATACAACCAGCTCTCGATGACATGCTGGTCTGCATTTAATACCGGGGAGAAGCATGGCACGCCTCTGCCGTCGCGATATTTTTATGCAGCTCCCTGGAAACCCATAGTGATGATCAGCAAGTACAATGAAACCTACGACATGAACGGCGATAACGTTATGATCGCGGGAAGCAGGATTTACGAGGCAAGGCATGCCATGGCCATCAACTATGGAGCATGTAAGCCGGCAAATGAGCAGGAGATTAAATTGCAGCGAAGAAAAAAGGCCTGGGCTGAAGGTATGCGCCCGCAGCAGGGGGTACATTTTTTAAAAGGCAAAAAGCGTGGATGGATCAGGTCGAAGATGGAACTGAAGGACCTGAGAAAGGTACCCGAATACAAGTATATTCAGAAAATTGTTTTTCCCATGGAAGTTGACGAATCCAAGTTTAAAAAAGAATCATATGACGAGATGTACCAGGATAGTGTGATGTATAAGAAGCATTACAAAGATACGTTCTATTATCCTGTTTGGGAATATATCGCCGGCCGGCTGTCGCCAGGCAGGAAAGTACTGGATCTGGGCTGCGGTCCCGGCCAGCTGGCGCACCTGCTTTCTGATTTAGGATTTAAGAAATATGAGGGAATTGATTTCAGCAGCACAGCAATTTCAATGGCCCGGAAAAGGGTGCCTCTTTTTACTTTTACAGAGTCTGATCTTTTTGAGGTAGATTTCAGGAAATTTAAGAAGTACCAGATAATCAGTACCGAGACATTCGAGCACCTGAAAAGTGATATTGACCTGATCAGGAAGCTGCCAAAGGGCCGGATCATCTTCAGTATTCCAAATTATATGTGCTCAAACCACTACCGCACCTATAATAGCGAGGCACAGATAAAAGACTATTATAAAGACGTGCTGGACATTTCAGACGTCAAGCCTTTTTCAATAGGAGGCAACAGGATCATATTCGTAGTTGAAGCAGATATTATATAGGTGTGATCATATCCGGGATCTGTCCTTTTAAATCCAGGCAGGAGCGGATATTTTTACAGCCACTTCAGTTTTCTTTGCCAAAAGACAGGTTTAGGTTAGTTGACAGATCCCGCTTTCCCAGGCGGGATTTGTTTTTGATTTTTGTATATTTGCATGTCAGCTGTCATATCTTAGAATTTATAACTAACCTTTTGTCCTTGACCGGGGCTGGTAACCGGTATTACTTTTGGCATGCGAGAACCTTTTACAATTAAGATTCATTGCAAAAGATATGTCAAGGCATATCTCGAAATTATGTGCGGCACTCCTGCCGATCTTCGTAACCTTCCGGATCTCCTCCAGGATCTCCGGAATTGCCTGGTGAAGAAACCTGGGCACAGGGAAAACGTCGATGTGGCAAGATGGCCGGATACGGTGACAGTGATTATCCCTCCGGATTACTTCTACAGGCACGGGTGGGAAATGAACAGGGAGAATGAACTCGATTTCAACAGAAAAGTCGAAAAGAAGGTAAAATATACAATGCGGCAATTTATAGCTCTTAACCGCGCCCTGGGGCTACCAACGTCAACATGCGTGAGGGAATTTCAGGAGAAATTTGGATTTTACGAACCGATATGGAGCTTTGAGAGCATAAAAAAGGATTTTGACCGTAACGGACGTACCGCAAATCTCAAAACCCTGGTACAATTAAGAAAGGAAATGAATAAAATACTTTTGGACAATTTGTCTGAATTAGGGACAATTTCGAGAAAATTCATAAAAGACTACTGCAATGGATAACATGGGAGGTATTAGCAAGCTATTTCTCATTGATGCTGATTACTTTTCGGCATTAAATGAGGACTCGGGCTATGTATGGGATCTGCTTCTCGATTCGGGCGTCGAGATCAACGAAATAGAGTTCACGGAAGATACCGGCTACGTGTCCGAGATCGAGGAAGATACTGATAACGGTGTGTTATTCAAATATGAATGCAGCGTCCTGGTCCCGAAGGTAGGACCGGGAGACTCTTCGAAGTTTGCGAGTCTAAGGCACAAAAAACTTCTTCTCCTGGTTTGCGACAACAACGACCAGTGGTGGCTGACCGGAGCTCCGGGATCATATTTCTCATTCGACATTATAAACTCAACAGGCAAAGCTGCTTCAGACCGTAACGGGAGCACACTTACTATAACCGCGCAGCTGCCGGCAGGATCTATTTTTGTAAACGAGCTTCCGTAAATACCTGATATAGTGGTGCATTAATTTTCGATTTGTCCTTTTTACTGCCCCCAGCAAGCTTTAAACTTGCGGGAAATGGACGTAAACTCATTATATCTCTACCGTCAAATCCTTAAAGGCAAGTGGTTTATCCACTGGTCTTATGCTCTGTCTCTCGCTCCGCTCCTGGGCAACCTGTTCCAGGGCAAGTCAATGGGAGACGCCCGTGACTGGCGCGGTGACCAAACAACAAACCTGGAAGAGTCGCAGTCGAGGGCTAAATTTCCGATTATATGCGGTACTCATGCATCGGCAGCTTCAGTATTCTCGAAATATGATGATGCTCCTGAAGGAAGCGTTGCCCTGGTACCTCTTAAATCGGTAATGGTAAAATATGGAACCATGTGCCAGTACGGTACCGAGGAGATTGCCGGCTTTATGGTGCAGGCAGCAGCTTCAAAAAAGATTGATGCGGTAGTGCTCGACATCGACTCCGGGGGCGGATCCGTTGATTCCATACCTCCTCTGCTCGAAGCAATCAAAAAAGTACAGAACACATACAACAAACCGGTTATTGCAAGCGCGGATCTCTGCGCCTCGGCTGCATATTATGTAGCTGCTCACTGCGACCGCATTATCGCAAATAATAATGTATCATCCGAGTTCGGCTCGATCGGCGTCATGATGCAGTGGTGGGATGTTCAGCCCTACTACGAGAAGGAGGGATATGTATTCCACAAAATTTACGCTCCGGAGAGCACACACAAAAACCTTCCCTTCGAGAGAGCCCTGAAAGGGGAATATGACCTTATAAAAGAAGAGGAGCTGTCGCCCCTGGCGATCGGCTTCCAGAATGCTGTTAAGTCGGCCCGGGGATCCAAGCTTGACCTGAAGGTTGAAGGGATCCTTAACGGGCGGATGTTTTATGCTGACAACCAGAAAAAACCGGAGTTAAGTGCAAAGACAGTCGGTCTGATCGACGAGGTTGCTGACCTGGACCGGGCGATATCCCTGGCAAAAGGGCTTGCAGAAGTAAGAAAAATATTTAACGAATAGTCATGGAAAAGAAGGCTGGTAAACTGAAACAGATCATCAACAAGCTTTTGGGCACAGACAAGCCCTGGAAGCTTGGATCTGACGGACATCTCGATGTTGAAGCAGGTGAGCTCGCACGGATCCGCGAGGAGTATGGCGAAGACTTCATATCGAAATTTGAAAAGCTTTTGAGCGAAGAGAACGAAAATACTAATAATCAAATTCAAACTGAAATGCCAAAAATTCTAACTCTGGCGCTCCTTTGCGCCGTACTTGGGGTTAAGGAGCTGCAGGCCGCCGATGACGGATCTGTAACACTTAACGAAGAGCAGCTGAACACCCTCGAGGCTGAGCTGAAAAAGCTTCAGGACGAGAAGACTGCTGCTGAATCTGGCCTTGCTGAAACAACCCGCCTGAAGGAGGCGGCAGATAAGGCGCTGTCCGACGCTGTAACAGCGATGGACGATCTGGACGCTACCGTTAAGGAAGCCGCCACACCGGCCGACAAGGTGGAAGCTATCCGCGTGAAGCTTGCAGCCAAGCCGGCTGTTGATCCTGCTCAGAACCTCGGTGAAGACGGTAAGACCGACTCAAAGATCGACGGGAAGGATGAAGTCAACGAGTACATCAGGCACAATTTTCCTAACTAAATAAAACTACAGCCGTGGATTACACAAAACCTATTAACATTACCGACGTCAACAACACGGCGGTAAAATACGCCAATATGCTGAAGCCCCTGAACATGATGGCAGTGGCTGAAGTACTGGCAAACTGCCAGCCCATTTTTGGTGTTAAAGATTCCATCAAGCTCGGTAAGGTTGAGCACGGAAGCATAAGTAAGAAGTACGATGGTACTTTCACCGGCAATGTTTCTGTCGGAACCATAGTGCCGAGGACGCTGACGGTCTACCCGATCGTCGCCGAACTCGCCGACGAGCCCGAGAGGTACCGCCGGAGTTTCATTGCCGAAGTTGCCGGCAACATGTGGGCTCAGAAGCACCCCTTCGAGCTCTGGATCATTCAGAATGGTATCAACCTTGCATCTGAGGAGCTTTTTTACGCTCTTTTCACTGCGAAGTATGACAGCTCAGCCCTTAAGAAGGCCCTCACGGACTCATTCGACAGCTGGAATGCCGTAATTGATGCTGACGTGGTTAAAGGCAACATCTCGGCAGCAGCTAAAAACCTGTATGTCGGTGACGCCGCCATAAGCAGATCGAATGCAGGCGAGTACCTGCTCGACATGTACCGCAGCCGCCATGCCGCCCTGCGGAACAGGAATCTGAACATGTGGATCTCACTCGACGTTGCCGACCATTATGACAACTGGTACCGCGACGAGCATGACGCTCCTCCTTTCGTTGACGCTTCCGGGCAGATGAAGCTCGAGGGCACAAACGGAAGGGTTAACCTGATTCGCAGCGCTGCCATGCCGGCAGGAAGCCAGAGGGTTATTCTTACCACCAGGGAAAACATGGTGTATGGTACCGACAATATCGCTGACCTCAAGGCCATGAAGGCATTTGAAAGCGGCAACCCGTACCTCTTCACAATGGCGATGAAGTATGTATGGGGATGCCAATTTGTATCTGTACATGAGAGAGAATTTGCAGTAAACGATCTGTCAGCTACAGGATCAGGCTCAGGTTCGGAATAGTTTAATCTAAATCTGAAAAGCTATGGATTTTGTAAACATTGACAAAAATCTCCCCAACGGGGAAAACATGGGAGGTCTGGCTCAGACCTGCATATTCGGGCTCTGGTCCGATGTTGCAACCTGGCCGACGGCCCCTGTTAACCCTGAGGATGTTGAAGACTATGGACAATGGGTCGGCGACCTGGTGATGAAAGCGGGGAAAAACGCTTTCACATTCTACTCGACCGATGACACCAGTGAACTCAAGATCAACCCCGTTGGAGAACAGGATGGCATGTCGTTCGAAATGGAACTGACGATCTTTAATCCCGGGCTCAAGAAGAAACTTCTCGGATTTGTCGCAGCTGCGAAAAACGAGAACCTTTTCTTCATCGTCCAGGACAGTGAAGATCAGTGGTACCTGCTCGGCGACGCCAAGAGAGCTGCTCACATGGTATCTGGTGAGGTAGGAACAGGAAAGGCCAGCTCCGACCGTAAAGGAGCGAGCCTGACTTTCAAATACAAGACAAACACCCCGAGGGTGTATGCGGGTGACACCACTACCCTTCTCGGAGAGTCATCAGGATAAACCTCCCTTCGATTCCGTTAATACTAACCCGCCCGCCCGGCACTATTATACTCCGGGCGGGTTTTTTGTGTCCTTTTTTGCCTGTTTTACTGCCTTTAAGTTTGAAGCATGATTTACTTTTTTACACCATACAGTTTCGAGAAAAAGCTTTTTCGGGCCTATGATGATTATATGAACCTGGTACCATATGATAATGACTGGGCTTGCTTTCTCGATGGAGACACCTTTTTCTTTGAGAATAATTTCGGACACCAGATCCAGGAGTATATTGATAAATACCCCGACACCGGGATGTTTACCTGTTATTCTTCCCGTAGTGCGTATTCATATATGGTTCCAAAGGGCATTAACCAGGAGAGTGATTCAATAACTTATCATCGCAATCATTCCCATGAGATTTATGAAAAGACACACCTCCAGGTTAAAGAGATCAACAGTCACATATCAGGGCATCTGATGTGCATTAAAAAGAGTACATGGAGCCTGATCAGGCCTCAGTTGCTCAAAGTATGTGACGGGGCAAACCTGCTTGGAGTAGATACGCAGATAACAAACCAGCTGCTCGGGCATGGCATTAAGATCCGGCTGATGCGGGGGATCTATCTGTTCCATTATTACAGATTTGTGGAAGGCAAAAAATTCAAGGCTCACCTGATGGACCAGACGATAAATGTATTAATCAGGACCTCTAACAGGGAAGATTTATTCAAAAGATGCATAGATTCTGTGAGAGGGCAAACATTCAAGGACGTTAACATATTGGTCAGCGCCGATGATGACAACACGGCTCAATATGTAAGAAAATATGGCATTGAACCGGTTATGGTAAAAAAGATTGCGCGGACAGCTGCCCAAACGGCTCCCTGGAACGGCTATCTGAACAGTCTTTTAGCCCAGGTGAAAGGGGGATGGATCCACATACTCGATGATGATGATTACCTGAATGGTCCATCGGTATATCAGCAACTCATTGAGAGATTGGCCGATGATAATACAATCTATTTTATGAAAATGATATGGCCGACAGGCAGGGTCATTCCTTCAAAGGATAATTTCTCTACGAAAAGGATAGTGAAAAAAGACATAGGGATGCCATGCTTTATATGGCATGCGAAACACAAACACAAAGTTTCTTTTCCGCTTATTAAACAGGGAGACTATCATTTCATTTCAAGGCTTACCCAGGTTGTGAAGAAGCAGCAGTGGTTAGATATGATTTTAACTCAAATTGGCAATACGGGATTAAATGGAAGGCCTCAGTAAAATAGATGTGGTTTACGTGCTTGGAACAGGAAGCAAGTGGCATAACAATGAGATCCGCTTCTCACTCAGGGCCCTGGAGAAGAACCTGAGGGATTACCGGCATATATACGTTGTTGGCATAAAACCGGACTGGCTTAAAAATGTCATTCACATACCTTATGAAGATCAGCTCATTCGTAATGCTGACGGCAATATTGCAAGAAAAGTCTTAAGGGTGTGCCAGGAGAAGGATCTCACGGAAGAATTTCTTTTTATTAACGATGATCATTTGATCAACAAACCGGTTCGGGCCATCGACATTCCTCCGTACCACAAGGGAGATCTCACCAGGTACCCCGAGAAGTATTTTCAACAATCGTTTTGGAGAGGTCGGCTCTGGAGAACAAAAAACGTTCTTCTCTCGAAAGGCTTCACGACACTGCATTATGATTGTCACACTCCGCTTGTCATCAATAAGAAGCTGTTTTCCCGAGCTATTTCACAATTCGATTTTGAGGTCAACATTGGCTATACGATGAAAAGCATGTATGCCAATGTTGTGCATGGGAATTCAGGGCACAGGCTTAATGGCGAAAAGGTGACGATCTTCAAAAAGATGACTTTAAAGGATATAAGCCGGCGATGCAGGAATAGTCGTTTTGTGGCCGTCAATGATTCGGGCCTCAATGCAGCTTTCAAACAGTGGATCTTTGACACATACCCGCAGCCTTCACAGTACGAATCTGAAGGGACCAATAACGGGTTTATTGAAGTACTGACCTGGCTCAAAGGTCCGAGAGATTACCATGAGGGCATTGAACTCTTCAACCGTTATGGAAAATCGAGGAAGATCAAGAAATTTTTGGAGAAAAGCGAAACTACCGCCCGGAAGATGAAGCTTGAACACCAGATGCAGGAATTACTAAATGAACTATGATATGGACATAAAAACAAAAATCGCGCAGTGGTTTAACTCACCACAGGATTATGAAGAGGGGCTTGAGCTCCTCCAGGAGACAGGAACAAAAAGGCACAAAGTGCTGAGTAAGCTCATGAAGGGCAGCTCAAAGACCAGGGCTGAAAAGCTTGCATACCTTCTGAGCAAGGAGATAGGGCTTCGTGCTGTACCTCCTCCAGCAGCTGCTGGTAGGAAAAAGTCGGAAAAGCAAAAAATGGAGAAGGAAAAACAGGTGAATAAGAAAACGGAAGATCCTGTCCCGGAGACCAGTGACCGGCTCAGTCTTATTGGAAAGACAGAAAGCATCGATGACTATCCTGAGGATGTTAAAAAGGTCATCATGGAATATTCCTCGCTTTACAACGAACGAGGTATTGCCCACAAGGATCTGCGGGAACTGGGAGAGGATAATGACAGCGATACTGTGAGCGAAAGAAAGGAATTGGTCGAGAGGATAAAGAGTATCTCCGGGAGGCTGGAGGAGCTTTATGTAATCTTTAGCGACTATAAGACAAAAGCAATAATCCCGGAAAATAAGCCGGCCAGCCCCCTCTCTGTTGAAGATATGAAGAGGCTGAAAAAGAATCTGCAGGCATCTATTGTAAAGGATAAGAATCAATTGCTCTACCGCCGTAAGACAAAGCCTGACAGCGGGGAAGAAAATCCGCTGCCGGATGGTCCGCGCCGTATCCGACTCGAGAAGCGTATCAAATCAAAGGAGAAGCAGATTGCAGATCTCGAGATGAAAATAGCAAAGGCGGAATAATATGTCACGACCAGCTCTCGAAGATGCGAAGTATGAGCTGATCAAAGCTCATATTTTGAATCCCGCAGACTCACCATTACCGCCGGACCAGCAGGAATTACTTAACAGGGTCCTGTCGATGGCCGGTACTATGGACCGGTACCCGATCGCCAAGCATGCTGTGGCGATACACATGAAAAAATATAAGGGTATCAAACGGACCCAGGCCTATGAGGATTGCGCCCTTGCCAGGCGTTTGTTTCCCACCATCCACAACAATAATTATGATTTCTGGCAGACATGGCTGATAAACGATATTTCTGAGAGCATCCGCAGGTGCAAAAATTACCACAATATAAAGGCTGAGAGAGTAATAGCCTCATTGTACAATGTCATGATCAAAGCTATCGGAGAAAAGCCGCCAAAAGATATCGATCCGAAGCTTGTTGAGCAGCATAATTTCATCCTGACAATAAATGTAAATGGCATGCCGACGAATATTGATCTCATGTCATTTCTCGAGCTTCCACCTGCAGCTCGTAAAAAATTCACGGATGCTCTTATCACTGACATTGAAGAGGATGATGCTGAAAAGATAATAGAATCATGATTGAACCCGTCAGACTCAATAAGGTCCAGCAGGTATCAGTCATTCAATCTGCAAAAAATAAGGTAGACATATGGGGCCGTGGTACAGGTAAATCCTTCCTGGTTGGGTGGGATGTCAACATGATTAACCGCCTCATGCCACGGGCAATAACAGCGGTTACAGGTCAGACGTATGGTCAGCTTCTTACAAGGACGCTGCCTTCGACCTTCAAATTCCTTGAGAGCCTGGGTTATAAGCGTCATATTGATAAGAATGATCCGGGCAATTATGTAATAGGCGTGAGATCACCAGCCCATTTCCACTCTCCCCTGGAGAAAGTAATGAGGTATGACAATGTCATCTCATTTGCTAACGGAAACGCCCTGCTGATGCTGAGTCAGGACAGGGCGGGGTCTGCTCGGGGTCCCAACGTGGACTATGAGATACTCGACGAGGCCCTTACGATCGACAAGGAGCGTTATGACCAGGAAACATCCCCGACAAACCGGGGTAATGAAGAGATTTGGGGGAACAGATCGAGATCACCTGTTCCCTGGCATCACGGCTTCCATTATGTATCCTCCATGCCTTTTTCAAGTGCTCAGAAATGGTTACTCGAATATGGCGATTACTATGAAAAAGAAGCAGGGATCCCGATCCTCTCAGTCTGGAACCGGATAGTTAAGCTTCAGATGGAGCTTATCCCTGCAGCCAAGGAAAAGAACGTAAAGCTTTTCAAGGATATCTGGAATGAGACTATTCGGCTCAAAAAGCAGATTTTGCCATTTGTCAGCAAGGATGGCATGCTCTTTACCCTTGCCAATGCCTTTGATAACCTGGATAATGTTGGCATGAGCTATATCCTGAGGGAGTATGATAAGCAAACACTTCTGACCTTCCTGATTGAGATCATGAATATGATCCCGGATAAGGTTGAAGATTGCTATTATTCTATTAATGAACGCATTCATGTTTACTATAACAGCAGTAATGACAGCTTCATCCGTGATTATGCCCAGGATACCTCATTCGACTTCAACAAGCTGAGCGTCCATGATTCCCGTTTTGACCTGGATTGTAATGCAACCCTCCCCCTGGAGATAGTCCCGGACTGGGGCGCCAAGATCTGCCTCATATCTGTAGCCCAGCCCGGCACGTGGGATTTCGTAACAGGTGAGCGCACACCTGTTGACAATATCATCAATGAGTTCTATGTCAAACCCTCAGAGACAGAGAGCGTAATGATCAATGATCTTATCGATTCTTTCTGCAAGTACTACGAGCCGCATGTTAAGAAGCATGTCAACTACTACCGTGATCGTTATGGGGACAGCCGGCAGCCGAACGCCAAGAGTTCAAAGAGTTACAATGAGCAGGCTATTGACCGGCTGATTCACAACGGCTGGACTGTTGACAGCATAGTGCATCGCGGTATGGAACCGCCGCAGCATGAGAAATACCTGTTATGGATGAATATCCTGAAGGGCGGGGATCCAAGGTACCCTGCCGTCAGGTTCAATGGCATGAAATGTAAGTACACCCTGATCTCAATGAACAATACCCGTGTCATCGAAGACAAAGGTAAGTTTGCAAAAGATAAGAGATCTGAACGCAGCAACAAGATCCTCCCGGAGGAATCCACACACTTTGGCGATGCAGTTGACAAGCGTATCTGGACCAAGTACGGCTATCTCCTGACCAGTTCATCGACATTTATTCCCCCGAAGATGTAATCGCAGCAGGCCCGCCAGCATATTTCAACTGGTAACTGCCTTTTTCGCTGCCGGCCGGCTTAG